GTCCCCCGTAGCTTGGCTACTTCCGATACCATTCAGCAGGTAACGGCTTCTTCACTTTATTTAGTAAAGTGACCTTAGTCTTGACACTGTTTTGGTTTAGGATAGTATCATCAGAGTTTGGCACTAACCATTCACACGTTGACCCGGAGGTCTCAGCGTAAATTAATTTTTGCTTCTCTGCTACCCAAGCGCGCTTTTTACGATACGTTCGTCCTGTAACCTTACTTGTGACAGTCTTGTGTTTGTTCGGGTGCTTTTCCCACGATAATACAGTGGAGTCTTCAGGCAGCCAGTACGTCTCATCCTGCGGTGTTTGGGTTTTGCTCCGTAAGGAGTCCCACACGTAGGGATAATGAATCGTGACCAGCTTATGAGGACTAAGTGTTCCCAAACATTTGAACTGCCAAGTGGTTATCCATCGTCTACCCATACCTGGTTTGCCGTCATAAAAGCCTGGAGCCTTAAGTGAGCGCTCCCGCCATTGACGTTGAGCCGGTCGTGAGACGGGCACATACCATTCTACAAATGTGTCAGGATCGGATGTTTTCTCACCTGAATAATCTGGAAAATAAGGAGGTACAAGGTAAAGTTGGCCAATCGCGCCGATGATCTCAGCACGAAGCATGTTGCAAGTAGAAGGTATTTCTTTTTCCTTCCATCGCGCCAATAGGCCGTTGAGGATTTTATACAGAAATGCTGCACGCCTGTTTCCGAACAGTCGCTCCGTTCCGCCCTCGTAACTGAAGGGGCGTACTGAGACACCGTGGTAAGCATCCTCACCACAGGATTCTCTGAAAAATTCGTCGGCAAAAGTTTTATTTTTATTAACTACAAAACCTATGTCTTCGAAACATGCTAATACGTATTTGTGTAATTTGTAGGAGTATATTAAATCATCTCCATATACACTTACATATCCGCGTCCAGAAAATGCGAGGTTTCTTATTGCTGATATTACGCAATAAAAGATGAGCGTTTGAAGTGGAAACGTAAATCCACAACCCATACCACCAAATGTATTACTCTTGATGATATGGACCTCGTTTTTAGATCCATCTTTAACCTCATGTGTTAAATACGACACGTGAAATTTATGTAGAATCTTGTACCACTCGTACGGTAACACTGTACGGACGTGGCGCGAGGTGATCAAGGTGGAGGCAGCCTTCATATCCGTCGTGACTCTTTGACGGTTCTTTGACATTTCAAGCACCATCTCACGATGGATCGCTTGTAGTCGAGATAGGTCTAATCCAGCTTGATCTTTTAAACACTCCCGAATGTACTCCCCAAGTCCAGTTGCTAAAAAGCAGCTCACTGTAGTGTAGGGAGTTATCGGTCGAAGCTTGTCAAACTTCTTTGGAACCAAACTAAGGTCTAGCGACTCATACCAGTTGTAACGGCTATCTAGGGTTGTCATTCGCCTAGTGCCCATTACTCTACCGAGGAGGGTGTCCCCTCCCAAATAGTCTTCAAAAAGACTGGTTATCGGTGAAGAACAGCTAATTGGGAAACTTGCTTTAATATGCAAGTACGAATTAGACCGCGGTACGTCCTTAGACGCTCTTCGACCAAAACGGCACAGACTAAACCAACGCTCCTTGTCGAGCGGACCAAGAATCTGCTTTGCAATACGCCGTGCTTCGCGCATTATAAGCGTCGTTGATAATTTCCACGGGTTTTGTAACTGTTGAGCAGCATAACAGGTATCCTTTCGCAAGGACTCCAGCGTCATGGACTCAACTTCCATGGGGGTAAAAACGTCTGATCGTGCCGTGTATCGTGAAAAGAACTTCTCGAGCTGATAATACCTTTTAAAGACCTCAACAGAGGTTTGGCCATAACTAGGCCACTCAAGTTCGTGCGCAGAGCGCACTGACTTGACTCGGTATTTCTCAAGCAAGGTTGTGTTTAATTCACGTTGAAAGTCGCTGATAAGGCAGTTAAAAGTATTAATTAACAATGTGTCAGTTGTGACACCCTTACCATAATGCTTGGTTTTGACCATGGCTATCACCTAAGGTTTAAAAGTTTGCTGTTGGAACTCAGGTATTGAGTGATTTATACCGGCGAAAATTCGCAAGGTCTGCATCAATACACAACTGAGCACCGAGATTAAACAAATTATCGATCTCAGTAGTTGTGCTCTCTGCGTCGTCTTCCACCTCTATACGAATAAGAGGATAGGCGATACTTCCATTAGCCCGCTCCTTTGGTACAACCAAAGTCATCGCGGTTTTACCTTTGGTGAACGAGCCGTCCGGATTACTCCGGATCGGTCGAACCTTGAGCGTTACATTGGGACGAATACGCTGGTCTTCTTCGGTAAAGTCGGCAACATTGCATCCAGCAGGAATTTGAATTCCAGTTTCTGCGAATGATTGCGCGGTTCCGCCAGTAGCACTTACCGTACCACCAGCCAAGACACTAAAGCTTTTTGCTGGCATGTCTAATAACTCCTAAAATGGGTTTAAGGGATAATGACACACTATCTAGTACTCTAAGAAAATGCATGCCATTCTTCTTGATACGTGGTGTGGGCGCGATCAAAGACCCATACGGGATCTGACGCCGCGACATCTTCTCGATTTTGCAATCGAAGTCGAAACGCGGATCACGGCCACTAATTTGGAAATTTGTAGATCTATAAACCCACCGGTTCTGCTGATGAGTCGCCTGAATTAAGTGCGTCCACTTGTTAGTCCGGCATACGTCTACAACTTCCAGATGTGGTTTCGGTTCCATGGCTTTAATCCAATCACCAAAGCTCCACATCCAATCAGCTACAAAAGAGAAAGGAGTGGCTTCCCAAATAATCCTTCCAAGCTGTGTGGGTGAAAGACCCCACTTAGCCAACGTAAGTGCATCGCTCATGAAAAGCCTAGGCTTCCATCTGACGATATAAGAACACTTATGTTGTTCTGTTAGCTTTTCTGCATGATAGCAACGCTCTGCACGATAGCCGTAGTTCTGGCAACCGTACAGTCCAGATCGAATTTCGCCGTCACGAATGACGGTCCAATCGCTGGTGTAGCTGCCTCGCGCGGAGTACATCTTTTGCCAACCCTTAATATGGTGCACGGAAGCTTCAGCTGCACTGGCCACATCAAACATAAGTGGCCGTACTGCATATCTGTATGCTAACCATGAATCCGTTAAGGCCTCGGCATAAACTCCTGCTCGGTATTTTGGGATATCGTAAGTAGCCTTCTCTTTGCGGACACCTCTTTCAAAATTCGAAAGAGTTCTCCTCTTGAGACGCTTAAATACAGTATCCAACGATGCTAGTGGTCTGCGTATAAACATTAATGTTTCGCGTGCCTCAGCTAGAGACACGCCACCCTCCATAACAGACGCATCAACACGTGATAAAGCTTGTGTCAATGCTAAGTCCATTTCACGTTGGGTGAACGCGTGATACGACGGATTCGAAATCAGAGTATCAACGATTTCGCTGTTAAGGGCTGCGTTATTGCCCCGTATCCGACGTATATACCCGAGATATGCGTGTTGCATCATAATCTCGCCGGAGTTCGCGGCGTCCTTTATGATTTCGACCTTAGTAAAGTCTACGTCATTAATAGGAAGGAATTTGTTCGCCTCCAAAGGTATTATGGTCTTGGAAGTGTACTGAGTCTTAGTTTGGGATATACCCTTACCGAGGATCATAGGACACTCACAATATACATACTCAGTGCCAGATGGTAACGGCTCTAAAGTATACTGTACATTGTTTAAATCCATGGCCAATTTTAACTGCGGAGTTGTACTCATTCTTTTCACCTTGAACATGTGGTCGACCACCCCCTACGGGGATGGACGACCTTTTCATTAGGAGTAGTCTCTGCATCACTGCAGTAACTATCCTAACCGGATGTCCTACACCAAGACACAATGTAAAAGTTAACTTTTACATAGTGCTTCACACCAATCGCCAGGTAGCTATCCTGGTCTTATGAAAGGTGAGGCCCGTCGGCTGTCTAGGATGGATTCCACTTAGCGTAATCGCTAAATAATGTGCCCCCTTTCGGG